GACCCACTATGGTCTCTGCGCTAGCTCTTTGGGATTGTAACTTATAAGTTTTTCTTATAATGATTGTACACGCTTGTGCGCGTCAATACTAGTTACCTTAGCTTATGGTGGAACTGATGAATATATTTCAATGTTGATAGCTTATTAGCTCCCTCATTTGATATATATCAAAGTCACCTTACTAATAAGGACTAGATAAAGCTTACTGCTTTAATTATCCATTTACATGGATGAATGCTTGAACAGCATCTGGAAGAGACGCAGTCATATGTGGGTAAGACCACAAAGATGGCTCGACGCCATCCTGATCCTGGACGAATCCTAACGGAACAGTCCATCAAAGTATGAAAAATCATACCTTAATCGATCGGGGACCGTTGGAGCACAGACTGATAGTAGTTGGTATTCCTAAACACCTAGTACCACAAATAGTGGATACATGGTGCCGATGGTCAGAGCATTCTGGCTCTGAGTGGACAGTTCGTAGATTCAAGTCTCTAAAAGTTGACTTGATACGGTCTCACGCTGGTTTACCCATGCTTACCACCTATGTTCGTAAGAACAAACATGGCAAGTACTATGGATGGATTGGCGCTTTGTTTAACTGGTCTAATTGTAACGAGAGAAACTTTTCTCGAGCAATTCAAGCGCTTTGCATATACACATCAGTGACGTCGGTTTCAACAACCGAAACACAGAAGAAGAAATTCTTCGATGCTGTCTCATGTGAGGCCCCAATCGGGTTAACCAGTACGGAGCTAACCGAGCTCTGGTGGTCAATCGACTCTTCTATCGGTCAACGAGTAATCCCTGAAATTGATAACACTCTGTTATCATTTAGGGGGTCACCCGAGAAGATAGCGCCTCTTCCCCATAACTTGGGGTATTGCCCTCAGGATAGTAATATCTTGAAGGATATGACATGGCTAGACACGATGGAAAATATGAAATTCTACATGAAGCACAAGGTGATCTATGATCACGTGCTTAAAGGTATCGGTTCATCGCGATCCGCTTTAGGGATTGAACCCTATCGTTCTCACGCTGAAAGTTACCCCGGACTACAGATGGATCGAACCTGCTATGCAGGTGAGGTTCATTTCTTACAAGAACCTGGCTTTAAGCTAAGGAGTATTGCAAGCCCTTACCGTATCCATCAACTGGCTACGAAGCCTCTTCAAGAGGCATTAGGCTCAATAGTAAAAGATCTCACCTGGGATTGTACATTTGATCAAGAAAAGGCAATTGTGCCCATTCAAAATCATTTGAGGTCTGGCAAACCCGTCTATTCTGTAGACTTGAGTTCTGCGACCGATTACTTCCCACTTGACATACAATTGTATGTCCTTAAGGTGATCTTTGGGTCAGATAACCCACAGGTATTACTATTTCGCAACGTTTCCCGTCTGACTTGGAAGTCAGAGTTAGGTGATATCACCTGGAAGCGCGGGCAACCCTTAGGACTAAATCCTAGTTTCTTTGCGTTTACTTTGACGCATGGATGTATCCTGAACTGGCTGGCTAATAACCAACCTGGGCAGTTTTACATTGTAGGGGACGACGTTGTCATCCTAGACCCGGTACTTTATGGAAAGTACATAGATGTCCTTAACAGGATGTCTTGTCCATACTCTGTAGAGAAATCTATTACATCAACGTGCTTAGCTGAGTTTGCAGGTAAGGTGATAACACCGAACGGCAAATACCCGCAGTTGAAGTGGCGTAAGTGCTCTGATGACTCATTCCTTGATTTAGCAAAGTTGCTAGGTCCTCGATTGAGAGAATTAATGAGTAATCGACAGAAGAGGGTGTTTGATCTTGTAAAAGATCTCCTACCCCCAGTTGGGCTCAACATAAGTAAGCCCGGAGGAAATTTCGCCTCTGTCTATAATAAGACAGAAGCGTTCCTTGAATCCGTGCAAGCTAGCGCTGTGAGGTCTTTAGTGGATCTCAATAGGTCAGTGCAGCGAATCGCTGCGGAAGACCCGATGGCCCAC